CAGGTCCGAACTTTAATGAAATGAGCGAAGACGAGCTGGCAATGGCGATGTACGATTTTATTTATGAAGGCAGATCCTTAACAGGTGGCCGAGAAGTCGATTACATGGACCCCGAAAAACAAGGTTTAGCTAACGGCGGGATTGTCTCGCTGATGGGAGGTTAATATGACACCAAGCCCTTTTTATCGACCCCCTCCACCAAGAAACCCCTTTCAAGGAATGTTCTCAGGTTATAGTCCGGTTAGACCTCAGATAAACCCGTTTAGCTCAATGCTGGGCTTGGGTTCTGGACCCAATTTATTCTCAGGCGGAATGCCGTTTTTTACGCCTCCACCCAGAATGCCAATGTTTGGCGGCGGTTTGGGAGGATTCGGCAGATTCGGTGGCATGGGCGGCGGATTTGGTGGTATGGGCGGTCAATTTGGCGGCTATACACCTGCATTCGGCGGCGGAAGAGGCGGCTTTGGTGGCAGATTCGGCGGCGGATTTGATCCAAACATAATGATTCCACCTAGGCCTAGACCAACACCTTATGGAATAGAAAGGCAACAACAACTAGGTCAGCAACAACAGTTTGGTGCGCAACAGCTAAATGATCAACAATGGGGAGAAACCCCAGGGTTAACCCCCATAATGGAAGAAAATATTAGAAAAGCTGGAACGGCACTCACACCAACACCGCCGACGCCAATCGTAGGTGCCACAGGTGCTAATTGGGCACAGGGTTTACAAGGAATACAAGGAGAGCAAGGATTAATAGGAGCCACTGGAGCCACTGGAGCCACTGGAGCTACGGGTGCTACGGGTGCTCAAGGTTTACAAGGCATTCAAGGTGAGCGAGGATTGCAAGGTGAGCGAGGATTGCAAGGTGAGCGAGGATTGCAAGGTGAGCGAGGATTGCAAGGTATTCAAGGTGAGCGAGGTTTAGCTGGAGAAACCTTTAATCCAACAGATTATGACTGGGGCGGTATTTTCGGACAGTATGGATTTAATCCAAGCGGTTTACAGTCTAGATTGTCTGCATTAGAAGAAAGGCAAATGCCAGAATTTACACCGTTTGATCCAACAGGCCTTCAATCAAGATTGTCTGCATTGGAAGGAAGAGAAATGTTTGATCCAAGCGGTTTACAATCAAGGTTAAGCGCGCTAGAAAGCAGAGAAATGTTTGATCCAACAGGATTACAAAGTCAAATTAGCGCCTTACAGAACAGACAAATGTTTGATCCTACAGGATTACAAGCAAGAATAGGCGATTTGGAAGGACGACAAATGTTTGATCCAAGCGGTTTAAAATCAAGAATTTCACAACTTGAGAATCAATTTCAACAGCAACCCCAACCTCCGCAACAAATAAATATGGCAGATGTTGAAGCCTTGATTGAACCGATTTTACAAAGGCGTTTTGAAAAAATTCCAGATTTTGGACCAGGGCATCCTTTGTTTGATCCAGCTCCGGTTCTTGATCCAGCGCTTCACAATCCTTCTCCGCCTCAAGGTTTTGGCTTACAAACAGATCCTGACTTTAAAAAAGATCCCGCTAAACCCTATCGAATGTTTATAGGCCAAGGCGGTCCAGGCGGTATTTAAAAAAGAGTGGACGGATTAAGATTAGCAGAGTATATTCTAAACGAACTTCGAGATAGACAAGATAGGATTTCTGATCATCTATCGAGCGGTTCAATAAAAACGATGGAAGACTATCGTTTCCTTATTGGAGAGTTAACGGCACTTCGCTCCTTTGAGGATGATGTAAAAGAAGTGTTGCAAAAAGCAACTGGAGACAGTTTTGATGAGTGACTTAGCAGTCCCCCAACATATAGAAGCCGAACGCAAGGCTCAAAAAGAAGCGCAAAAAATAGAGGAAAGCAAAACAAACGGTGAAGCATCTATTCAAGATGCCTACATCGAACCTCAAGAAAGAGTGCTTGACCCATCCCTTATCGATAACTCACTACTAGAACGAATGCCCGAACCAACGGGTTGGCGTTTATTGGTGTTGCCTTATAAAGGAAAAGGAGTCACAGAAGGAGGTATTGTTTTACCCGATACGCTTGTAGATAGAGAAGCTTTGGCAACGGTGGTGGCGTATGTGTTAAAGGTCGGTCCATTGGCTTACAAGGATTCTGGAAAGTTTGCTGGTGAGCCTTGGTGTGAAGTGAAGGACTGGGTATTAATTGGTCGATATGCTGGTGCTCGATTCAGATTGGACGATGGCGGAGAAGTCAGAATTATTAATGACGACGAAGTCATTGGTACCATTTTGGATCCGGACGACATTCAGAGCTTATAATCGGAGCAAAAAACCATGGCAGAAGAATTACCAGAAATTACTGACGAGAAAATTGAAAAGGCTGCGTTACCAGAAGGGAAACGAGCCAATGAAGAGGTATCAGAAGAATCAACCTTTATTGAACTAGAGGGAAAAGACTTAGAAAATCTTCCCCCGATAGAAGAAGAAGAGGTTAAAGAAGATTTTGAAACAAGTCCTCACATTGAGAAAGAGGCTGAGACAATTCAAAACGAGGCTGAGAAAAGAGCTAAGTTAGCGCAAAACAGAATTGATAAGGCGGTCAAGCAAGCTAAAGATTATCAACGCAGAGAAATTCAAGCGCTTCAGTACGCAAAGCAAATTGCTGAAGAAAACAAGAATTTAAAGAACCAACAAGCGCAAATGTCACAAAGCTATGGCGCTGAGTTTGGAGCGCGAGTAGAGTCGCAATTGGAAGCATCCAAGATAGCCCTACAAAAAGCCATGGAAGAAGGAGAGGCTGATAAAATAGCGGAAGCTCAATCCATATTGGCCGCGGCTTCTGCCGATAAAGTCGCTTACGATCAGTACCAGGGACAGCTTCAAAGATACAACCAGGAGATGGAGCAATACAACGCTCAACAGCAAGCCTACATTCAGGAACAACGAATGAGTGCAGCTCAACAGCAACCGTCTCGACAACCTGAGTATCAACAACCTTCTCAGCGTGCTCAACAGTGGGCAAACGAGAACACTTGGTTTGGTCAAGACAAAGTTATGACCAATGTGGCTATTGCAGTTCATGAGCAATTAGCACAAGAAGGATTTGACACAGAGTCAGAGGACTATTACTCTGAGATCAATAAACGAATGAGGCAAGAATTGCCAAACAAGTTTGAAAATAACGTGGAAGCCGACGGGAAACCCGTCCAAACCGTTGCTTCACCATCACGCAGTAACTCAAATGGGCGCAGGAAAAATCGTAATCAGGTAGAGCTGACACCTAGCGAACAGCAATTAGCTAAACGTCTAGGGGTTTCTTTTAAAGATTATGCAGTTCACAAAGCGAGGTTAGATAACTCATGAATGATAAAACTGAAAACATCGAAGAAAACGTTGAAATTGATAGAACTTCTCGAAGTTCAGAAACACGCGAGACTCAAGAGGCTAGACGCCCCTGGGAACCGCCATCTCTTTTGAAAACCCCGGAGCCTCCTCCAGGTGTTCGATACCGTTGGGTACGAACCGAAGTAAGAGGTCAGGAAGATCGAAAGAATGTGATGCAACGATTTCGCGAAGGCTGGGAGCCTGTCAAACCGGATGAAATTCCAGAGTTTGATGTGCCCACCATCGATCACGGCAAACACGCAGGTGTGGTCGGAATTGGTGGTCTTATGCTTTGTAAGATTGATGAATCAATTGCTGAAGAACGAAATCAGTATTTTGAGAAGAAAACAGTTAATCAAATGAATGCAGTTGACAATGACCTCATGCGTGAAGAACATCCTGCAATGCCGATTACAAAAAATCGACAATCCAGGGTTACTTTTGGCGGTAATTCAAAGACGAAGTCTTAGAGTTACTTAATTTTAATCTCGTGATCGGAGAAGTTAATTATGGCAAATAAAGACGCCGCATTTGGTTTGCGTCCAGCCAAGCATGTTAGCGGTTCACCGTTCAACGGAGGTCAATCTAGATATAGGATTACGACAGGCGATACAGCTTATACTACGAAGATTTACATGGGTGACATTGTGACTCAGAACACAGGAGGTACGGTTACTCGTATCGCTCGTGCTGATGGTGGTAGCGCTACAAGCGATATCATTATTGGTGTGTTCAACGGTTGTTTTTACACTGACCCCACTACAAGTAAACCAACGTGGAGTAATTACTGGCCTGGTAATGCTGCTACTGACGCAGTCGCTTTCATCATTGACGACCCTTATGTCGTTTATGAAGTACAAGCAGATGCTGCTATGCCAGTAGCGGATCTTTGGGGTAATTTCGACATTGTGGATCAATCCACAGTCGGATCAACCCAAAGCGGTCGTTCTAATGTTGAGCTTGATGTGTCAACGGGGGCTACTACAGCAACGTTGCCACTGAAAGCAATCGGTATATCTACAGACCCTCAGAACTCCGACGTCGGAAGTGCAAACACCAATGTGCTTTGTTTAATACAGAACCATCTGTATAGACAGGCTCAAGTTGGTCTAGCATAAGGGAGATATAACTAATGGCTATTTCAAGAGCACAGCTCACTAAAGAACTAGAACCTGGTTTAAATGCCCTATTCGGCATGGAGTATTCTCGTTATGAGAATGAACACGAGGAAATTTTCGAGTCTGAAAATTCAGATAGAGCTTTTGAAGAAGAAGTTCTTATTGCAGGATTCGGAAATGCTCCCGTGAAGCGTGAGGGCGATGGTGTTGAGTTTGATACAGCCTATGAAGGCTTTACTGCTCGCTATACCCATGAAACTATTGCACTTGCATTTGCATTAACAGAAGAAGCTGTAGAGGATAATCTCTACGATCGACTTGGTGCACGTTATACGAAAGCGCTTGCGCGATCTATGGCTCACACTAAGCAGGTTAAGGCTGCTAATGTTTTGAATAATGCTTTTAGCTCTAGTTACACGGGTGGAGACGGACTGTCTCTAGTGAACAGTGCGCACACCCTAGCGGGTGGCGGTACTTACTCAAATACACCTAGTACCCAAGTTGACTTGAACGAAACTGCACTTGAAGATGCGTTAATTACAATCTCAACTCTTGTTGATGATCGTAATCTAACCCTAGCTCTTCAAGGCACGAAGCTAATTGTGCCACCACAACTTCAATTTATAGCAGAACGCTTGCTTGAAACTCCAGGCCGTGTTGGAACTGCTGATAACGACATCAATGCAATGAGAAGCATGGGAATGATACCTGAAGGCTATGCCGTCAACCATTTCCTAACTGATACAGACGCATGGTTTGTCTTAACAGATTGTCCAGACGGAATGAAGCATTTCGTGCGAACGCCTATAAGCACTAACATGGAAGGTGACTTTGATACTGGAAATGTTCGCTTTAAGGCTAGAGAGCGTTATAGCTTTGGTTGGAGTAACCCTCGTGGCATATATGGCTCACAAGGCGCTTAACCAGTGAAACGGAACCCGTGATGCGGGGGTTTCCTACTCAACCCGCATCAACCTTATCTAGGGATAACTTGTCCTACAGACTGACCTAGCAGACTCGCCAAGACGGTAGGACTTATTTTTTCGGAGGAAAAAATTATGGCAAAATCAACCTTTTCAGGCCCTATAAGGTCCCTCGCAGGACTTATTAATGCGGGCTATAATTCAGTTGTTAGTTTGACAGCTAACACGACCATTACGGTGGCATCTCATGCCGGCAGAATATTGCTGTGTAATGATGCTGATGGCGTGTTTACACTTCCAAGTATTGTGGTTACAGAACCCGATGACAAAACTGATCCAGGGCAATTATGTAATTTAGGCGCTCAGTTCACTTTTGTTGTTGTCACTGCAGCAACA